GAAGAAATACAAAAGAAAGCTGATTTATATACTGATTTAAAAGTTTTAGAAAATAATGAAGCTAATAGAATAAAAAAAAGAGATGAAGAACTTGCAAAAGAAAGAAAAGAAAGTAGACTAAAAGAGCAAGAAAGGAATGAGGCTAGTATGAAAGCTAATGCAGATTTTGAAGTAAAACTACAACAAGATTTATTAAAATTAGATGAGGAAAATGCAGCTAAAAAAAGAGCAATAGAGTTTCAAAGAAATGAAGATTTAATAACGGATTTAGATTATAAAAATGCGTTATTAGATAATGATTTTGCCGAAGACCAACAAAGATTAGCAAATAAAGAAGCATATATAGCAGACCAAAAAGCTATTGAATTATCAAATTTAGATTTAACGGAATTAGAAAGATTGCAGATAATAAGTAAGTATGCTGCAATGGAACGAGATATTGATAAATCAATTACTACAAGTAAGAAGGAAGAAAAAAAAGCACAAGTAAAAGAGACTATTGAATTGATGGGAAGCCTAACTGATGCTGTTGGCAAAGATACAATAGCAGGTAAAGCATTAGGAATAGCAACGGCTACTATAAATACATATCAAGGAGCAAGTGAGGTAATAAAACAAAAATCAACATTGCCATCACCTTTTGATGTTATATCTAAAATTGCAAATGTCGCTGCAATTATAGCAACAGGTATTAAAACTGTTAAAGCTATTTCTTCGGTTCAAGTTCCTGGTGGTGGTGGTGGCGGTGGTATTCCTTCATTGTCAAATATATCACCTATAATTCCACAATTACCATTTGCAACAACTACTAACCTTAGTCAACAAACAATTAACGATATAGGTAACCAAGCAGTTAGGGCATATGTTATTGAAAGTGATGTTACTAGCAATCAACAAAGAATAGCTGCCATTAGACAACGAGCAAGATTTAGTTAATATTTTAAAATATACTATTTATGAGTATGGAATTACCTTTATATATGTTGGAGATTTCGGATGATTTGAACGATGATGCCGAAGTACAATTTGTCGCTTTAGTAGATAGACCCGCCATTCAAAAAAATTGGAATGCTTTTAAAAATGAACAAAAATTTCAAATTGTTAGTGAGGACAAACATATTATTAGTGGTTGTGCTATGTTGGCAGATACTCCTATATTTAGGAGTGATGCTAATTTTGGCGATTATTATGTTGCTTTTTCTAAAGACACAATTACAAAAATTGTTCAAAAATATTTTAAGAAGGGTTACCAAAACAATGTTAACTTAATGCACGACCCTAATCAAGTTGAAACGGGGGTGACTATGTTTGAAAGTTTTATTAGTGATAAGTCTAGGGGGATAGAGCCGATGAAAGGTTTTGAAGATGCTCCCGATGGGAGTTGGTTTGTTTCAATGTTGGTAGAGAATGATGCGGTATGGCAACAAGTTAAAGAGGGAAAAATTAACGGGTTTTCAATTGAAGGTATATTTAATTATACTCCCATTGCTCCAAAGGAAGAGGTATTAATGAGCCAAATTTATAGCATATTAAAGGAAGTTGATTTTGGAGGACCAGGAAGCGGTAGAATACCCGAAGGTGGCGGTGGTGATGATACTCCTAGTTCTAGCGGTGGTAGTCGTGTTGTATCGGTAGAGGATGCCGATGTTAAAGATTTGGTAGGTAAGGCACAAGAATCCGCACCCGAAGTAGATAAATTAGGTAATGAATTAGCTAGTAAATATGGTGCGGTAGTTACTCCTATAAATATGAAATCCGCTGATTCTATTGTAAGAAAAACAAATACGGAAGAGGGTGGTAATTTGAGTGAGATTAAAGATTCTGTAAGGAATACTATAATTACCGATGACCCCGTAGCAATGCAAAACATAATAAAAGACCTAAGCAATGACCCTAGAGTTGCTAATGGTAATGGAAGAGTTAAATCACAAAGTCACGATTCTAATCCTTTGGGTTATAGTGGCAACCTTATCAATATAAAGACCGCTAATGGCTTAACTGCGGAGATACAAGTAAATACCCCTAAAATGATTTACGCTAAGGAAAAGCCTGAAAATGCCAAATTGATACTAGGTGAAAAGAAGTATAATGAAATTAAAAAGCAAGTTGGTATTGAAGGTGGTAAGGGACACGAGTTATACGAAAAATATCGTGTATTAGTAGTAGGTAAAGATGATAAGCAAAGAAAACAAATAGAGCAAGAATCTAAGAAATATTATAGTAAATTCTTGAGATAATCAAATAAATTTAGTAAATTGTGTATATGAGAAATGAGAACTTACTTAGTGAAATTGCTAGTGGAAAGGAAGTTTACTTTGAAAATAGTTTTGAAGAAACTGCTTTCAGAAACATCCCCGAAGGTGGCTATGAAGCTAAACAAAAAAAAGGCACACCTTACAAAGTAGAAGGTGCACCTAACAAATTGGTTGACGCTATTTTAGAAGGTAAAATGATTAGTGCGGAAGAGTACAAAAAATACTAATTAACTTTCCTTTAAAATAAAGTCTTTCTAGTTTATTGGCTAGAGGCTTATTAAACTTAGAGTATATAATCTTGAATTGTTTTGATTCATTTATATACTTTTTTAGTTTGTGGTAGTTTCTATTCTTAATAGATTCTCTAACATTACATATCCTATCACATAGTTTTACAATTGATGCCATTTCATTTTTAGATATTTCTATATAGTATTTATCTAATGGTGGCTTCTTGGTTAATAGCTTTACACTATTATAAACTTCCTTATGTATTAGTTTAAGTCTATTTTCATACAATGATGTATCTTCTAAAATATCGTGCAAGGCACAAATAGATAGGATTATATCTCTTTTATTTTGCTTAATACTATTCTCGTTGCAAAACTTTTCCGCTTCAAACCATACGTCTAATAAGTGGTATAGATAAGGTTTTATGCCATACTGCTGATACTTATGGTATTCAGCAGCAAGGGCAAGTGAGTCATATTTTATTTTATTCATATTTTATTTTAAGCATACCAACTAGAGTAAACTCCATTTTCTTCTTTACTTTCAATGAAATTACAAAAACATCCGTGCCTTGCTGATATGTTATAACTTATATTTCCATTGTAATTAACCGAAGTTACAATTCTTTTAAGAATCGGCTCACCTACAAAATAATCTTTAATAGGCTTAACATTTGCACACATAAAACCTTCCGAACCTTTAACATAGCTACTAGCAATTTCTCTTAAAATTACGGATTTTGCTTTAACTTCTACGATTTGATAGAAATCAATATTAGTTTGGTCATATCCCCAAGAATTGTAAATGATTGAACCTTCTACAAAATTGTGGTTCATTACCTTTTGTGCTTCCTTCTTAATAGCTTTTCTTTCATTTTCGGCATTCACATTCTTTTCAACTCTCTCAATCCATTCATTACAATACTCAAGCATTCTTTCAATGCTTCTAAATCTGTAGTTGAATAAAGGCTTAACAAATCTAGCTTTACTTTTGATTCTTACACAATAAGCAATAATAAGTGGTTCTTCTTTGATTGAAAGGTGATAACCAAGACCTTCATACTTTGCGATTAGATTTTTCATAATTGATTTTTTATTTGATTAATAATTGAATTAAAACTGATAGAATAGCTGAAATAATTAAAGTAAGCAATAACTTAATTTCAATTGGCGGTGGTAGTGTTTTGTGACTCATAACGTTTGTTTTTGGTGTCTCTCAATGACATAGTAAAAGTACACAGGTTTTGTACACCTTCCAAACATTTAACTCCCTTTTTTAGACAATTTGATGAACGGCAAATATCAAGGATGAACGGCTAAGTGATAATATTAGGCTTAACTATATATTTATATAAAAATATTTATGAATCCAAAAGAAGCATTAAATCAAATAAGAGCATTATTTGAAGATATGCCACAAGTAGTTGAGCCACAAGCACCTAGTGAACCACAAGTAACTAAGGTAGAAATGGCTGAATATTCTTTAGTAGATGGAACTAAGGTTCAAATCTCCGCTTTAGAAGTTGGTGGTATGGTTCAAATGGCTGATGGTACTCCAGCACCACAAGGCGAATATCAATTAATGGATGGCACATCTATCCAAGTTGATGAAATGGGAGCAATCATAGAAATATCTTCCCCTAAAGAAGATGTAGTAGTAGAAGAACCCGTTGCACCCGCTGTACCAGTAGCACCCGCACAAGATACTACCGCTATGGCTGAAGAATTAAAGGCTGAATTTGCAGAGCAAAAGAGCCAATTAGAAGCAAAAATTACTGAATTAGAGAACAAAGTGAGACAAGGTTTTGGACAAGTAGCCGAATTAGTAGAGGCACTTTCAAATACTCCAACCGCCGAGCCAACTCAAAAGTCAGCTAATGCATTTCAATCTTATGTAACTACTCAAGATAGTAAGTACGAAAGATTAGAAAAATATAGAAACGCAATTTTAAACAAATAAATTTATAAACAATGGCATTTTCAATTAGTACATTAACTAACTATACCAAAGAAAACGAAGCACAATTGGTGACTTCATCAGTTCTTGGTGCAAAAACTGCAGCTCTTATTAAGAGTGCGGGTAACGTTATGGTTGGAGTTAAATCCGCAGAAACTATTAACGTAATGGATACAGATGCTTTCTTCCAAGCAGGTGGTACTTGCGGATGGAATGCAAGTGGTACAACTTCTTTCACTCAAAGAACTGTAACTGTTGGTAAAATCAAAGTACAAGAGGCTTTATGTCCTAAGACATTAGAATCTAAGTATTTACAAAAAGCATTACCTACAGGTTCTCAATATGATTCAATTCCTTTTGAGCAAGATTATAGCGATAAAAAAGCTAAGACAATTGCATCTCAATTAGAGACTGCATTATGGCAAGGTGATACCGCTAGTGCAAATGGTAACTTAAACAAGTTTGATGGCTTGGTTAAATTAATCGGTGCTGCAAGTGGTGTCGTAGATGCTAACGTAAGTGGTTATATTAGTGGTGCTCCATTGACTTCAATCTCTTCTACAAACGTAGTATCTTTATTTGATGGTGTTTACAAAGCAATTCCTGCTAAAGTAGTTGCTGCGGATGATATGGTTATCGTTTGTGGTATGGATACATTCCGTACTTATACAATTGCATTGAAGAATGCAAATATGTTCAATTATGCTTTTGATGGTAAAGCTGATAGTGAATTTACATTACCAGGTACTAACATTAAAGTGATTGCATTACAAGGTTTAAATGGTACTAACGATGTATATGCTTTAAGATTAAGCAATATGTTCTTAGGTACAGATTTATTGAATGAGGAAGAAAAATTTGAAATCTTCTTTGCTAAAGAGGCAGATGAGGTTAGATTTGCAGCCGAGTTCAAAATGGGTGTAAACATTGCATTCCCTGATGAAATTACTAAAGTAGCAATTTAATTATAAGGGGAGTTGAAATATACTCCCCATTTTTTAATAAAATAAAATAAACAAAAATGGCGTGTGCATTAACACAGGGATATACCCTAGATTGTCGTGATTCCTTAGGTGGAATTACAGAAGTTTATTTTATTGCAAGTTCGGATATAACTTCTACTACGGAAGCTAGTGGTGTAATTACCGCTTTAGTTAAAAACACTGGTAAGAAGTTCTACAAATATGAATTAACAAAAGGAACATCAATGTTTACCGAGAATGTAGCATCTAATGTTCAAAATGGTACTTTGTATTTTACTCCCGAATTAACAATAATTTTAAATAAATTACAAGCGAATACAAGAAATGAAATTCTTTTATTAGCACAAAATAGACTTGTTGCCGTTGCTAAAGACAATAATGGCAAGTTTTGGTTACTTGGTAAAACAAGAGCCTTAGATTTAACCGCAGGTAGTGCTGCAACTGGTACTGCGGAAGGTGATAGAAGTGGTTACACTTTAACTTTCGCTGGAGCCGAGCCTAGCTTATGCCCAGAGGTAAATAGTGCGGTAGCAGCTGCATTAACAACCGCAGGTTAGTTTGTAGTTTTTCATAGTTAGTTCCCCTACTTAGTTTTCTAGGTGGGGGTTTTTTTTGTAAATATCTCAATAATTGCTATTTAATATTAATGGTACATTTAACTAAAGGCGAAACAAATACTATTGTAATGACATTAACCGAGAAAGAGTTATTGACATCACCTAATTATTTATTTGTATTTACTAATAGAAGTAGCAATGAAGTAGTAAAATTTGTTAAACTAAATAATACAGACATAAGTTTGTACAAGGATAGGTACAATGAATTTAGTATTGTTACAAATACATACTTTAGTAATGCATTAGAAGGTCAATATACCTATGAAATATATGAACAAGCAAGTACATCAAACACGAATCCAAGTGGCTTAAATAAGCTAGAAACGGGTATTATGTGGCTTAGTGGTTCTACTTTATCATATAATCAATATACAACAACAGACACTTATACAATTAGACAATGATAGATTTAAGAGTATTAACATTCGCCGAAGCTAGACAACCCGAATTTAAAGAGAAAAAGGGTATTGATGGCGGTTATATAAAATATGGCGAGAATAATGACTACCCCGAATACATAGTAGATTTATATAATAAATCTTCTAAGCATAGTGCTATTATAAAAAGCAAGGTACATTATATCACGGGGAATGGTTGGAGTGGCGAACCCGATGCACAAGCATTCATTGACAAAGCTAATAGAGTTGAATCTTTAAATGATTTAACTAGAAAAGTTTCTTTAGATATTGAAATTTTTGGTGGTGCTTATTTAGAAATTATTTGGGGAATAGGTGGTAGCATTGCGGAAATATGGCATTGTGATTATGTAAAAATCCGTACTAACAAAGACAATACTCAATATTGGTATAAAGAAGATTGGAAGGATAACAAGGTTAAACCCGATGTTATCACCGCATTCAATCCTAAGTTACCTAATGGTAAGCAAATTCTTTATGTAAAAGAATATAGACCTAATATTGGAATCTATGGATTACCTAGTTATTTCGCAGCACTTAATTATATTGAAAGTGATATTGAAGTATCTAAACATATTTTAGGTAATGCACAAACGGGGTTTTCCGCTAGTAAACTTATTACCTTACCAAATGGTGAGCCTAATGATGAAGAGAAACGTAATGTAGATAATAGATTAAGAAAGACTTATAGTGGTGCGGATGGTAAGAAATATATGATTGCTTTTGTTAATGACATATCTAGGAAACCTGTCGTAGATGATTTAGGCACTAGTGATTTAACTAAAGAAGATTTCGGAAGAGTAGATGAATTGATACAAACTAATATTTTTAGTGGACACCAAGTTACTACCCCATCTATTATGGGTATAGCCGAAGCGGGTAAATTAGGAAGTAGAACGGAGATGAGAGATGGCTATGAGATATTTAAAAATACTTATGTAAATGCAAAACAAATGCATTTAGAAAGTATATTTAATATGTTGGCTAAATTAAAAGGAGTAGTTAGTGAAATTAAGATTATACCTACCGAACCTATTGGAATTGAATTTAGTGAACAAACTATTGTTTCGGTTGCTCCTAAAGAATGGATATTAGAAAGGATTGGTATTGATACTACTAAGTATGCACCTATTCCCGATGCTAACGCACCCGCACAAGGGTTGTCGGTTAATGAACACATTAAAGGATTGAAGGGAAGAGAGTGGCAAAATATGCAGAGAATAATTAGAGAATTTACTAAAGGTAAAAT